TGTAAGGTGGGGCTTGACAGGTTCGTTCACCAGCAACGGCCTAGAGGATGTATTCGGCCAGTGCAAGATCGTCGATCAGTCACTGCTGGGCCGCAGCAAGGGCGCGTTCCAGCAGCAGTACTTCTTCCTGGTCAACAAAGACTTCAACCAATGGGAGCCGCGCCCAGGTGCGCTGGAGCAGGTCATGGAGCGGATTAAGCCCGCCACGTTCGTGCTGGAGCCGGGCGAGTACAAGGACAAGCTGCCCGAGTTGCACACCGTGCCGGTGCGGTTCGATATGGTCAACCGCAAGCCCTACGACCAGATGAAGAAGGAGTTTGTGGCGCAGTTCCCTGACGCCCAGGCTGTGGCCGTCAACGCTGGCGTGGTCACGGCCAAGCTGCAACAGATGGCGTCTGGGTTCGTGTACGGCAACTCGACCGTCTGGTTCGACTCGACCAAGTTCGACGCCTTAGACGACCTGCTGGCCGAGAACCAACACGCCAACACCATCATCGCGTACACCTACAAGGAAGAGTTGGCCGAACTCAAGCGCCGCTACCCTCGCGCCGTGACGCTGGACGAGCCAGACGCCATTGAACGCTGGAACGCTGGCAAGGTCGAACTGCTGCTGGCCCACCCTAAGTCGGCGGGCCACGGCCTGAACCTGCAACACGGCGGCAACAAGATCATCTTCTTGTCGCTGCCCTGGTCGCTGGAACTGTACGAGCAGACCATCGGGCGCCTGCACCGCAGCGGCCAGCGGCACGATGTGTGGTGTTACGTCATGGTGGCGAACAAGACCGTAGACGAAAAGATATGGGCGGCGCTCCATGACAAACGCGCCATTTCTGACATTGCACTGGAGGCACTGAAGTGAACCGACTCACACAACTGAAGGCAAGGCTTAAAGCAGCCCAAGCCGAACTTGCAATCCGCACCCGGACGCACAACAGCGCGTCACGGGCCTATAACAAGGTGGTGGCGCACATTGCCGAACTGGAGAAGAGAATTGATAACTTGGCGAAAATTTCATCAGGAAGCTAACGAGTACGGCGAGGAGCAACTGCTGGCTATGTTGGAAGAAGAGAAGACGGTGCATAAGCGCGTGAAGATGCTAGAGCGCATCCACCAACGCTACTGCACCCTACGCAACAATCGAGAGCGGCTGGAAATACTAAAAGAAGGAAAACGACCATGACATTGACGCAACAATTCAAGAAGATGACTAGGCGGCTGACCCCTGTGGAGATGGCAGCAACTGAACTGGCCGAGGCTGAACTGCACAAGCTAGAGGCCCACAGTGCGGTGGAGTACGCTACCAGTGTGGTGTCGTATGAGGATGCCAGGATTAAGCGCCTACGGAAGTTCTTGGCTGATGCGGAGAAGACAGTATGACTGCTATCCCATCAAAGTATTTTGGTATTGGGCCGTACCGGGCTGAACAGATAGGGCCAGTTTGGTGGGCTGTGATGAATCGGCACGGCATCAACTGTTTGAATTTTCTGGAAAAGCCTGGTGCCGTTGTGACTACTGAGCCACACGCCAAACGGATAGCAGATGAGTGGAACGCCAGAACCGAACCATTCCCCGAGCGCATTGAAACCTATGTTGCGCCCGTTACCACCCCAATGACCGACGCCGAGATGGCGGCTTACGTGTTGAGCCGCCGGTATAACTGGGAGACTAAACGATGGGCATGAACACTTGGCCCTTCCCCACTGAACTACCACCCAATCGGCCTGTACCGCCGATGCCATTCAACCCTAACAACCATGAGGAGAGCCCGCTATGAAAGACGATGAGATTGAAGACCTGTTCGCTTGGGGCTGGGGTGACACTGCCGTTGCCATCGCGGTCATGTGCGTAATTCTGGTGATTGGCTTTGTTGCGGGGTATGTGATATGAAACTACCTGAACTAGGGCGCTACACCACCGAACAAATGTTGGCATGGGGCAAAGCCTGTGCCGAGGCAGAACGTGAGACTTGCGCGAAGTTGGTTGTGGGTTTGTTTGACCCGGAGGATGCCGTAGCTGAGTTTATTGCCGAAGCCATAAGAGCAAGAGGAAACACATGACTGACCTAAAAAAAATTACCGCCGGGTACACAATTAGTCAACATCCCAAGCCTGTTGGCCACTGGGTGCTGTACGAGCAGGCAACATTAAAAACGCAGTTTGCCGTGTACCACAAACCAACAAATGAGCAGATCAAAAACACCGAGCAGTTGCTTGGCTGGAAATGGCAGGATGCGTGATGACTGACAGAGATGAAACATTACTTGAACTAGCCGCAAAGGCTGCTGGATTAAGCCACCCAGATGGGGTGTACTGGGTTAGAAACGATGCGGGTGACAGTTGGAACCCCCTCACAGACGACGGCGATGCGTTGCGGCTAGCGGTGAAGTTGCGGCTGGACATTGGCTTTGAAAAGTTACACACAGTATCCGTGTGGAGCGATCCACGGGACGGCTGGATTATTGAGCACTGCGACGATGGTATGGGTGCAGACATTTCCGAAAAAACCCGCCGCGCCATCACCCGCGCAGCAGCAGAAATAGGAGCAAAGAAATGACAGGATTTGATTCAAAACGCCAAGCCGCGCAGGCCAAGGTGAACGATGACGACGACACGCAGGTGTATGCCGACACGCTGTTAATCGTGTACCAGCGAGGGTTTGCAGATGGCAAGGCAGCAGCACAGCGCAAATGGGCGGGTCTGACGAATGAGGAAATTGCTGAAATACTTTGTGATGATCGTTGGCAAATGCGACCTGAGTTAATGTTGCTGGCTTGTCAAGCCAAGCTAAAGGAGAAGAACACATGACTGACCTAAAACAAGCCGCAACTCTGGCACTAGAGCAGCCAGAGCAGGAGCCGGTGGCGGACGCACTTGGGCATGTTGGATTTCAGGAATGGTGGGATGCAGTAGCTGACGGCTATGAAGTCAATGACTTCAAGAAGATGCGCCGAGCATGGAATGCGGCACTGAAGCACGAGGCCCAACCTGTAGCACAGCCAGAGCAGGAGCCTACCTGCCCCAAATGTAAAGCCGCTGTACTCTACGAATGCGTGGCTTGCAGTAACAACAACTATCCACCTAGGCCAGAGCAGGAGCCGCTGGCAACGCTATTCGGAACCCTGCCTGTATATGACACCCCACCCGCAGCACAGCGCCAGTGGCAAGGGCTGACACCCGAAGAGATACTTGATTTGTTTGACAGGAACAATGTCTATGGCAGCAAGTGGATCGAGTTTGCCCGTACCGTGGAAGCCAAACTGAAGGAAAAGAACAATGTTTGAAAAATTGATTGTTGATTATTTGATAGACACTTGGCTTACGGCTGTTGATTTTTACTGGTTTTGGATTATTAAGGGGGAATATCATGATCACTGAAGATGATGAGTTTGAGAGGATCGAGCGCGAGATCAAGTGGCGAAAAGAGAAAGCTGACGCCGAACTGATGGTGGTCTACTCATTGAGGCTAACTAAAAGCCAGCGGGTCAGGTTGTTGCAACTCGGCGGGCCGCAGTGGATAAGGAATCAGATTGAACGATCTGCCTAACTTTGCAGCCTGGGAGCGAGTGACTCTGGACAGGTTTGCCCTAGACGCCTACATCCGCCTTCAGCAGCAGCAAGAGGCGTTGGAGCAGCTACGGCAAGACCTGCGAGATGCTATGCAGCTACTCAGGATAAAAACAGTGAGCGTTCGTCCTGACGGCGTTTAACTAGCCCCGGCAGAACTTTGCCACCGCCCCGGGTAAACTTCAGGAACTCATTGGATGCTTCTTCAATCTCACCCCGCAGAACTTTCTGACGGAGGGTGCTACGCTGTACGCCTCCCAGACCAAGGTTAAAAGCAAAACTGACAAGAGCATCATTTTGACCTGGGGTAAGCACCATAGGAAAAAGTTTGGTGATGCCAACTTCAAATCGCTGGAGATCAGCACTAAGGATTCCATCTACTTCCTCTTTGGAAAACGTCCGATTGTGTTTTGGCTCCAATGGAAAAGAGTCTCTTTGATCCAAGGGTAAACGACCTTGAACGGGATAGAGAACATGGCCTACTCCTATTGTCCAAAGTCGAGCAGGGCAACGGTACGGCTTGTATCTAACACCTTCATGGTGCTTGATCATGTCCTTGCACCGTTGAGAGACTTTCATTTTTTACTGAAGGCCTGACTTCCAAACCAAAAGCTAATGACACTTGCCCAAATGATCTGAGTCTCATCGTCCCAAATATTATTCAACATGACTTGAAAGTCAACGCCGTGCTGCCACGCATAAACAAACCCAGCAACGTCAACAAACACTAGCAGCAAGAACAACCCGTATGTGATGATTGGCCTGACCCCCGCACGGAGATTAACCATCCACTGCGATGCACCTTGACCAATAGCAAT